TTAACTGGCTTTTTTGATCTGCGGGAGATCGAAGGCTTTGCGCAATGCGCGGACAAACGCTTTGTCATGGCAGATGGTTTTACCCGGGCTGTCGGAGAGTTTCGCCACCGGCTTGCCGTTACATTCCACCAGCTTTATCACAATATTCAGAGGTTTTACCTGAGGAATGTCGCAGGTCAAACGGGTACCAATCCCGAAACTCAGGTTCACTCGGGTGTTGAAATGGCGATAAAGTTCAACCGCTTTTGCCAGGTCAAGATTATCGGAGAAAACCAGCACCTTGCTCATCGGGTCAATGCCGAGTTTTTGGTAATGGGCTATCGCCTTCTCGCCCCATTCAACCGGGTCCCCGGAATCGTGGCGTAACCCCTGATAACGCTCAGCAAATTCGGGACCGAAGTCACGCAGGAAGGCATCCATCGTAATGCAGTCGGTGAGGGCGATCCCGAGTTGATTCGGGTACTCCTCAAGCCATGCGGCGAGGGCCGCGCGCTGGCTGTTAGCCAGATCCGGGCTGATTTGCTGATGTGCCTGGAACCACTCGTGCGCCTGGGTGCCCATCGGCGTCAGGTTGAGTCGACGCGCCAGGTCGTAGTTACTGGTGCCCACGAACCACGGCTCCTGCTGCAGACGTTTAACGATGGCCTGCTGAACCTCGCGAGAGAAACGGCGACGGGTGCCGAAATCCATCAGGCGGAAGCGGGACATATCCAGCCCTTCGGTCAGCGTGGTGAAGGCTGCAAGTTTATTTTCCAGCGAGGCGACCGCCTGGGCGACGCCCATTTCCGGCGAACGGTAGCGGTGAGCCAACTCGCTGATCACTGCCAGCAGCGGCACTTCCCACATGATCACTTCCCGCCACGGACCTTCAAGGCGAATATCCAGCTTGCCGTTCTCGTTGGTCACGGTGACCTGCTCCGGCTTATAGCGGAAATCACGCAGCCAGTTCAGGTAATCGGTTTTAAAGAAAGGCAGGCCAGAAAGCCACTGGTATTCATCGTCCTGCAGCGTCAGATGCTGCATCGCATCGACCTGTTCACGAATGGAGTCTGCGTAGATACCGAGCAAATCGTCACCACGGCAGCGGAATTCCGCCGCGACGTGAACGTCATAGTAATGGTGGAAAACGGCTTGCTGCATATGCAGTTTATACGCGTCGGTATCCAGCAACGTATGCAGAACCGGAGAAGCGAATTGAGTCATAGGTGCGCTGTAGCATCCTCTCACGGGAGCGTTTAGTACAATAAACAACTCCGGAGTATACCTTGTTTAGTGATTTATTGAACCCCGATCACAACATAAGCACACTTTATGGTCGAGGGCATTTTGTGCCCCGTGTTATACAAATGTAGCAACAGGGCTGCTAACCACTTGAATTTAAGGTTTTCTACTGCGCTACTATCATGCTTTGGGGCAGCGATGGGGCAATGTGTGAAAGCGCCTGGTTGAGCAAAGTAACCTGTTCGGCGCTCTTCTCTGACATCCACTTTCCATACACCTTGTAAACCATCTGTGCATCGGTATGCCCCATCTGAGTTGCTATAAAATTTGGGTTGGCCCCGGCTGACAATGACCAGCACGCATAGGTATGCCTTGACTGATACGCGTTGCGGTATCGTATACCGGCGCGCTTGATTATCGGGCCCCAAATTTTATTAATCGAATTAACCGCGTAATGATATCCTCTTCGTGACCCACGCTTGACGCATTGAGGGCTGAAAACGAAAGTGCATGGATGTATGACTGACTGGCCATATTCACGCAAATTCACTTCAACCTCATACTGCCGACCAAGGCGCGTCAGTTGGGCCTGATTCCTGAGGGCATCAATAGCTGGCTGTATGAGATAAATCACCCTGTCAGTGCCTGCCTCGGTTTTTGGCAGGGTGAACTCATACGTTTGGGTAAGGTTACGCTTAACCGTAATGGTTCCCGCGGTGAGATCGATGTCTTCCCATGCAAGACCACATAATTCCCCATGCCTCATTCCGGTATAAACGGCGACGGTCCAGAGATTTCGCATCTGCTGGTGGCCGCATGCCTGAATGAACCTGATGAACTCGTCTGTCGTGAGTGGATCTGGTTCGTCTTTTGCCTTCCTGAGACGGTTAATTCCGCTAAACGGGTTTTCCTTTGCGTAGCCGTTATCAGCTCCAAACTGGAAGATCTCGGCCATCAGCATCATGTAATTATTCACCGTGGAAGACTTCCGGCCTTTTACCTGTGTCCGGTGATCCTTCTTCATTACATGGAAGCCCGTCAGCAACTCCTTCCTTACATACAACAAATCTTCAGTGGTAACCGCAGAAACCATTTTATTTTCGCCGATGCGCGGAAGCATGTTTTTTATGATGGATTCGTACCTACTCATGGTATTAGAGCTGATCTCCATTCTCTTCAGCTCTGACCATCTTTCGGTAAGCTCCAGCACAGTAATTTCCTTTCTATCCTGACCGAACCGGGCAAGGTTCGGTGAGTTTGGGAATTTTTCTGCATAGTTAAAATTCCCCATCCTTATCGCAAAACAAACCGAAGAACGCAGCTCACCAGCTATCTTGCGATTTTTTGCAGTGTCAGGGACTCCGAGGTTTTCCCTGACACGTTTACCTTTATACAGAAACCAGATGCGGAGCGAACCGCCGTGGTTTTCGACGCCTGTCGGGTATGATGCATTAGCCATTGATCCCTCCTGACGTCCAGGAGCGTGGACGAGTGTACTGCTTTTCATGCTGTCTTCGCACCTGGTTGATTTTTTTTCTGTGCCTCGATCCACTGATCAACGGCTTTCCTGTTGTACATGCATTCGCTCGAAGGCTTGGGATTACCATCTGGTGAAATGTGCAGGTACTCGCGGCCCAGCATCCAGGATTCTTTTCTGGCGCGGGTGATGGTTCCGGGCTTGAGCCCGGTAACCGCAATCAGAACCTTTTCGCTAACCCAGTCATTCGGCACCAGAAGAACGATTTCAGCACTGGTTTGCATGGATCTCCTCCATTTTCTCTTTAGCCAGACGCACGCAACGCGCAAAAGAGGAGGGCGTTACAATTTCGCGCAGAGCCTGAACCAGGAAGTCGTTGTGCTGCTGGTGCAGCTCCAGGTTGCGTTCTTTTTCCTCATGACGCAGTACTGCCAGACGGGCTGTGATGATTCGACGCTTCCCTTTGATCAACCGCAGCGCGTTCTCTGCCTTTTTGCGCCATGTACTCCAGTCACTACTGCTGTTCGATCTCGCCAGTTGCTCTTCAATACTGAGCTGCGCTTCTTCTGCGTTAACAAGCTGCTGCAGGCAATCGCTGATAGTGTTCAGGTTGTCTGTCTCCACGAAGAATTTGTGCATTCTTAACCCTCCCACCCAATCGCCTGGAACAGGCCCATTTTAGGGTGATACCAGCGGGTGCCGCGCGGTTCAGCTTCTGACATCATCTGGCGAAATGCGGCCATAAACGGCTCCAGTTCGACAATAGCCCTACGTGACAACAGCCCGTCTGGAGTCATAAATTCGTGCGTGTCTGTCGGGATGCGGTAGGCATTGACCAAATTTCGGCACTTGGCGTCACTCATTCCGCTTTTGGCTACCACTTGGCGGTAACCGACATATCCGGCGCGCATGGTCCCGCGTTTGATGTTCTCCACAGCTTCTGTGACCGTTTCGATCTGCTCTTCAACATGATTAAGGCGCTTCTGCTGGCGAACGGCGTCGGCGGCCATTGCAGCGATCATCTCGATTTCCGTCAGCGGCGCGCGAGTGCGGAAATAGTTGTTAACCAGTTCGCGCTGAACCTGCCAGGCAAGATCATCGTTAAACGGCTTCGTCAACATCAGGTAACCAGACTCGAAAAGAATGATTCCTTTGGCAGTGCGCGCGGCAAAGGCATCAGAAAGTGACTCCGTACGTATTACGTCCGCAGTCATTTCAAGAAAATCCACCCCTTCGATAAAGTGAGAACGGTTGCGGTTAAACGCTGCACGAGCGGTTCCTTCCGGTCGCTGGTGGACTTCATCAATCATCGCCAGCGTCACAACGCGCTGACCGCGATATTCGACTGCCGGCAGATGTTTGTTATTGATCGTTACTGTGTTCATGCTCGATATCCTTCTGAGTGCCCGGCTTTACGCCGGGCTGGCGAATCACTTGACCTGAATGAATGGAGTACCAGCCCCACTTGCCATGTACTGTGGGAGGGTGCCATTCCATTTGTTGATGGCCTCCAGTTGAAGCACTTCAGGGTTTTCGCGCATGGCCTGCCCACGAATCTGGATAGACTTCGCTTCCGCTTCCGCCAACTTCAACTTTGCGTCTGCCTGGCCATCCGCTTCAGCGCGCAGCATGTTTGCTTCGGCTTCACGCTGTTTCACCTCCTGCTCGCGCTGCAGGGTCTTCTGGTTGGCGGTGACTTTGGCGTTGATGCTGTCGATAACTGTCGGCGGGTACTCCGGACGGCCTACGTAAGAAAGGCTGATAACCTGGATTCCTACCGGCCCCATGTCGGACTGGATCTCTTTCAGAGCGTTTTCAAGCAGCTCAGCTTTCCCACCGTCAATGAACTTATCGGTGCTCATGCGGCTTGCGAGACGATTAAGGGCATCGGCAATCTTCTGGCGCAGATCGGTATCGGTGATGTCGTCCACACCTTTGCGATAGGTCTGGAAGACCGTCGTCACTTTGGTTGGATCAACTTTATAGGCGACACCAATGTGATAGCCGATAGTAGTGCCGTCACTCATCTGGAAATTGAATGCGTCGTCGTAGGTTTTCATCTGTTTGAAGGTTGGGAAGATGTAGACCTCTGTGTTCCAGCCGGTCCAATAGCGGCCTACGCCAACCACTTCACCGACGCCTTTGTCGTCTCCCAGCTTATTCACCTTGATTCCCACGTTGCCGGGCTCGACACGATCGCAACCTACAAGACCGATGGCAGAGAGCGCGATAATTGAAGCCATAATTGCTTTTTTCATTTCTTTTCCTTAGTTACGGTTACAACAAGACCCTTACAGATGGCGTAGATGCATGGCGGGGTCAGGATCGCCAGGGCAAAACCGGATAACACAGCTGTGGTGTCCTTCATCGATATGAGGATCGGAACAAACAGCCCATAAACGCTGGCGACAATTACCAGCGATAGAACGATGCGTAAGTAGGCAATCATCAGCGCAGCCCCTCTGGTTTACTGGCCTGCAGTTCTGCCTGCTCTTTCACGAATCGGTCATGCATGGCGTCCCACTTTCCGAGCCACTTACGTGCTTCGCGCTTACGCTCCAGAATCCGGCGAATGCGCCGCATGCATCGGTTATGTGCAAACAGATATTGCTGTGTGTGCTGGCCCATGCGGTTGACGAGCACACCATTGCTGAAAACAGGTTCGTCTGGTTCGTTGGTGTTCAAACCGGCACGATGAAAAGTTTTGGTTACCATGTAGTGAGCAAGGTTACTGATCGCTGCGCTCCTGCTAAGGAAACGGCGCGAGTAGCCGTGTCGTGATACGACGTAAACGGGCTGCAGCTCTTTGGCAAAGGCGCTGTCAATTGAGGTGGTGCTAATGCGTTTATCGTTCATTTCCGGTCCTTAACTTTGCTGTATCGTTCGTGACTCATTACTTCCCAGTTCTGGCCGCCGTCTCGGGACAGCAGCCGCCAGCGGCGATTAACCCTCAGGCTCAGGTTTCCGGAGCCGTGCATACGGCAGGGGTGAATGCGCCTTGCTCTGAACTGGCTTAAAACGTGTGCTGCTTTGAGGTGAACCCACTCAGGAATTCGTATCGCTGTCAGCGCCATCAGATCCGAGCCTCCACTTTTTGTTTTTTGACGAACTCAACCAGCTCAGAAATGAGCTCGTCGATTAATTCCTTTCCGCTATCTGTGAGAAATTCACCGCTGCCATTAACATCAACAGCGCTGCTGTAAATTCCCTTGATAGCTTTTACGCCTTCGACATTCCCGTACTCACTAATCGCGAGCCTTTCGAATTTTCGTAATAATCCATCGAGAAGAATCTCTGTTAACTCGACCGTGTTAATACCGCCTTTATTGAGCTTAATAACAAGGCAGTTACTGCCAGTTTTACGCTGGTGGCGTAATAACGCTGCTTTTAAAATTCGGCGGCGATATGTCTCTATTAATTTATCCATTGCGCTGTTCCTCCTCCAAATTCATTACTATTTCCTCTTCTTTTTCGGTCCAGTCATGAATATCAGCAGCTAGGTCATAAACAAGAGCGCAAATCGTTTTAAGTTGGAAGTGGTCGAGCTTGTCGTGATATTCAAATAATGTTTGCGATAGACCCGCCAGTTGCTCAGCTTTGATATTCACACTCTGAATATCTTGTCTTTTTAATACGATCATAATTACCGTCCATATGCTTTTTTAAGATAAAGACGAGCGATTACCTCGTAACCGCAGGCCGCATAAAGGCATGCTGTTCTATATGCCGCTATGTCTTTGATGAAAGTCATACGAAGTGCCTCACAGCCAAAGAAGCGACTACCCGACCGTGAATTTTGATTTCTTTCTGTTCATCGGTGTTAAGGGTGAAAGTTTCGTAATGATGGTTATCAGAGATGATTTTTAATGAGCCATCAGCTAATGGCTCGATTCTCTTAATGAAAAGGCATGGGCGACCAAAAGTATCCATTGTGTAAACATAAATGCCAGAGGTAAGCGCACGTCCACCGCAATCAACGAAAGCCACAACCTCACATGGTTCGATGGTCGGCTGCATGGAGTCACCTTCCATCCGGCAGCTTTGAACTCGGTTGCCAAAGTCATTAATGTTGTCAGATCCGAACAGCATTTGAGGCGTTTTAATCGGCTGATTAATTGCGACGGAATTTTGCATTTTCATTTCCTCAGGGTGAGTTTGGCCCCACCAAGAAAGGTGTTAATTAAATAATGTTAATTAATTTTAAATTTTGTCTGCTTGCTTGCAGATGGTTTCTTGCAAGTCGTCTAATTTTTCATAAACGATAGTTAGTGTACCGATAGACGACAATTCCGGAGGCATGCAATCCATAGCGTTAGATAAAGCCATTCTGCAATTGCCAATATCAGCAGACCATGAGTTAAGTTGATTGGACGTTATAATACTTGTTGGTTCTGTAAATTCACCGCACTGCTCGTTTCCTGAAATGAGCCACAGAACATCAGAATGAAGAATGTTAGCCAATTGGATTAACTGGTCAGCAAAAGGAACAGTTTTTTCCGTTTCCCAGTTGTTAATGGTTTCGGTTGTTAAACCAAGATGATCAGCCAAAAAATCCTGAGAGAGTCGAAGCGAAGATCTTTGATTTAATATTCTTTTGCCGATGGTTTTGGCTACGGTGATTTGAGTATTCATTTCATTGGCTCCATTGTTTGCCGATGAATGAACTTTATCTCAAAGATAAATTTTGGTAAATATCTTTTTGATAAATTATGATAAATTAATAGTTATGCCTTTGATATATATGGTAAATTATTTTGTGCAGGGCATAAAAAAACCAGCCGAAGCTGGTTTTTTATATGTATGAGTCTCAACCCAAACGGTTGTATGACATTTGCCATCTACCGACAACTAAGCCCTGAATGTGAAACTCGCTTTGATCAGTTTCAGATACAAACCATTTTTCGTAAGTTGAATTATCGCTGATGACTACCAGCTTGTCCTTAAGCAGCTGTAAGCGTTTGATATGAAAGTTGTCACCATAAACGAACGCATAAATCCCATCACCTATCAACCGGTTTACCGTAACGTCTATAACGACAAGATCCCCAGGGAAAATAGTCCCGAGCATGCTATCTCCGACAACCGTGCAGATTTTCAGGGAGGTAGGGCTACGCCCACCAAACATCCTTTTAGCTTCCTCTGGATCAAGTTCAATCGATTTAACTATTTCAGGATAGTCCATGTTCATCCTGCCACTTCCGCAACTGAACTCAGTGTCCATCACCTCAATTCGGTATTGTTGCTGATTTTTTGTCAGTGGATTTATGAAAAAGTTAGGCTTGGTACCAGATGCATCAACATCTGCTCTCTTTGAATCCATCCAGCCATGGGGCAGGCCCATACTTGACTCAATTCTCCTAGCTATTATGTCGCCAATGTTACGAGAGGCGTTAGAGCCAGATAACTGACTCAGTTGAGAAGGGGGTATACCAATTTTTTCAGCAATTTGTGCCTTGGTATAACCTTCCACGATGTACTCACCAATCAACCTGTTTAGGTTCTGGCGTCGAATGTTTTTTATGTCCATGACCAAATACTCCCACTTTTTAGCAATATGATAAATACCCAATTTGATAAATTTATCTTGCCTCATAGTTATCGTAAAGATAAACTTTACCAAAATGATAAATTGAGGTGTGGGTATGGAAAACGAACTTCTTTCCTGGCGTCGTGCTTCCACTAAAGAAGAGTGGCACGCTTTGGCAGTTAAGAGCGGTACATCAACAGGATATTTGAATCTTATTGCCTACGGATACAGAAATGCGTCACCAAAACTTGCAACTTCTATTGAAGCAGCAAGTAGAACTTTTGTGGGTAAAAAACCCCTCAAGCGAGAAATGCTTGTTTTCCCACGTCCGGGCAATGAGGTGTGACATGTCACACCCAATCACTACCGAAAACCAAATTAAGCCATTGGATATCGATTATCGCGATCCGCGCGGTGTGATTGTGCATGTCACCGGCTGGAATCGGGATAAACAGCAGGTGTACTTCACCAGGCAGAATTATCCGCATGAATGCATGCAGCCAGTCTGGAAGTTTCAAAATTATTTCAGGAGGGTTGTGGAGTGAGCAATTTCTTACAGCTCGTTGATCGTCCAATAGCCTTTCAACGGTCCTTCGTTCGCCTTGGCGTGGGTATTACAGGTGCATTGCTATTGTCACAGATTGTCTATTGGCAGAACCGCATGGAAGGGAATTGGTTCTACAAAACCCAGACAGATCTCGAAGAAGAGACTGGATTAACGCGTTACGAACAAGAGGGAGCGCGTAAAAAGCTGGTTTCCTGTGGCGTACTGGAAGAAGCAAAACGTGGCATCCCAGCAAAATTATATTTCAGAGTAAACCAGGAGCGCTTGGAAGAACTTCTACTTGGCGAAAACCAGCATGCAGGTATGGGGAAAACCAACAAACAAGGATGCGGAATTTCCGCAAACAGTGATGCGGAAAACCAGCATGCAGGTATGGGGAAAACCAACGAGCAGTCATGTGGAAATTCCGCATCCATTCATACAGTAGATTACCAGGAGACTACACAGAAGATTAATACAGAGAATAAATATCTTGGTGCATCGGCTGAAGCCGACACACCGAAAGTGAAATCTTCAACTGATTATTCTCCTGCATTTGAAGAAGCCTGGCAGGCATACCCAAAACGTAGCGGTGGAAATAACAAGCTAAGCGCATTCAAAGCCTGGAACGCACGTATTAAACAGGGCGTAAAACCAGAGACGATGCTGGAAGGGGTTAAGCGCTACGCAGCTTTCATGGCCTCTGAGGGAAAGATCGGTACTTCGTTCGTCAAGCAGGCGGCGACGTTCTTCGGGCCGGATAAACATTTCGATGAACCGTGGCTGGTAGAGACCCAGGAAAACAAAGTCCCTACCCGACAAGACCAGTCTCGCTACGAGTGGTACGCAAAGTCTGATGACGGCTCTGCCGAGGTGTTTATCAATCAGTCAGCGATCGATCGCATGAACCGTGGCGGGTATCGCCCATGAAAATACTCCTCAAGCGTGTGCTGGTGGCCGGATATAACCACGGCGTTCTGTGCGAGGGATTTGTGAGATGGTTTTTTGTTAAATTCGATTTACGGAGTTTGTGAGTTATGAGCCCAGCTGAACTATCAGAAAAACTATGGGATAACGCTGAACGCGTCGCTAAGTTTCTCCTTCCGAAAGGACATCTGGAGGGGAAGGAGTGGTGTGCTGGCAATACGAACGGTGACTCAGGCAAAAGCCTCAAGGTCAATATCGGCGGTAAAAAATCATGGGCTGACTTTGCCAGCGGTGACAGCGGTGACCTGCTGGATCTCTGGGTGTTGGTTCGTAACTGCCAGTTGCATGATGCAATGCGAGAGGCGAAAGAGTTTCTTGGCCTGAAAGATGACGACCACCACTTCGAAGCGAAGAAAAAACTGTTCTCTCGTCCGACGAAAAAGGGCGTTAAATCGGCCAGCAAATGCTATGACTACCTTGCTTCACGTGGAATTACCCGTGAAACAGCCGATCGCTTTAAGGTAACAGACGCGGTGGTCTGGTATCACGACGAAAGCCGCGAGGTACCAGCAGTGGCATTCCCGTACATCCGGAATGGTGAACTGCTACAGGTAAAACGTATTGGAACCGAAAGGCCAAACGGCAAAAAACTGATTATGGCTGAAGCTGATTGCGAACCATGTCTGTTTGGCTGGCAGGCTCTGGATAAAAACACCCGCCTGGTAGTTCTTTGCGAAGGTGAGATTGATTGCATGACCTTTACGCAGCTTGGCTATGATGCCCTGTCTGTTCCCTTTGGCGGTGGCAAAGGGGCCAAACAGCAGTGGATTGAATATGAATACCATAACCTCGATCGCTTCCAGGAAATTTGGCTGTGCCTGGACAACGACAATGTAGGCCGTGAAGCTGCAAAAGAAATCGCCAGACGTCTTGGGGAACATCGTTGCCGCATGGTTGAACTTCCCCACAAAGATATCAACGATTGCCTGATGAACGGCATGGACAGCGACTCCATTCTGGAATACATGGAGCGCGCCAAATTCTTCGATCCCGATGAGCTTTGCTCAGCAGGGGACTTGCTTCAGGAAACTATCGAGGCATTCGAACATCGGGATACCGGTCTGTTTACAAGCCCATGGGCTTCGCTGAACAACAACTTTAAGTTCCGTGCCGGTGAACTGACCCTCGTTAATGGCGTTAATGGGCATGGAAAAACAGAGCTCGTTGGACATATCGCGATTGATGCGATGAGTCAGGGCGTCAGGACGTGTATTGCTTCTCTGGAGCTTAAACCAGGCAAAATGCTTGCCCGACTCACGCGGCAAACCATCTGCACTTCCTCACCGAAACGTGAAGAAATCATTATGACCAACGAATGGTTTTCTGACCGCCTTTGGGTGTTCAAACTCACCGGAACAGCCAAGGCCGATCGCCTGCTGGAAATATTTGCCTATGCCAGACGCCGCTATGGAATCGATCTTTTCGTTATCGACAACTTGGCAAAATGTGGACTCGATGAAGAGGACTACGGTGGACAAAAAGAATTTATCGATACCCTCTGCGACTTTAAAAACGAGCACAACTGCCATGTTCTGCTGGTAACGCATGCCAGAAAAACAAACGAAGCTGCACCAACAGGGAAAATGGATGTTAAAGGCACTGGCGCTTTAACTGACATGCCCGACAACGTTATGGCCGTCTGGCGTAATATCCCGCGCGAACTGGCGCAGCGCAAAGCTGAAAGAATGGGGTATGAGAGCCTTGATAAGGACGAACAGACTGCTATCCAAATGCCCGCTTCGATGATCCGCCTGTTGAAACAACGTGAAGGGGAAGGCTGGATCGGAGACATAGGGGCTAACTTTGATTCCCGCTCACACCAGTTTATCGAGGGTGATAAAGGGCCCTTCAATTACTTGGCCGGCAAACAGCAAAGTGAACTTGATATTGAGTGGGAAGCCACCAACGCAACGAGGTATTAAAATGGATCGCCTAATTAGAGAAATGTCGTATCTCTTTACCAAGCAGCGTTTTATGGAGCTTCAGGAAACGGCAAAAGACATCGCAATCGGTCATAGTGATTTTCCTGAGTGTTTCGGTCTTATTGCTGACGCCATCGCTGAATTTGTTGAAGACACTCCTGATGATGAGTGGCGAGAGCATGAAAAAATCCTTATGCACTACGTTGCTATGCGTGTTCTGACGCTGTGGGGTAACGGCGATAAAGTGACTGATGTCCAGTGGGCGCACCCTGGCTGGTTTGGCACTGCTGAAAAGGGGGAAACCATTCAATGAAGTTGGAAGCATCACTAAAACACTTTAGCCCTCAGGGTGTGCACATCAGCGACGACGTGAAAGGAACCTCTCCGGATCGTCTCACCGGCACTGATGTAATGGCGGCGATTGGTACCACCAGCAGCCGTGCGCGGTTCGGCCTGGCGGCGTTCTTCGGTAAAGCGGGAATCAGCAAAACGGATGAACAGCTCGCAGTTCAGGCGCTGGCGCGATATGCGATGGATGTCGCTCCGAAGAATGTTCGCAAGGCAGCTGGTGGGCAGTTCGGATGGTGTATGCAGATGTTGGCACAATTTGCCTTTGCTGATTACTCCCGTTCGGCGGCTACCAGCGTGACATGTCACAGTTGCAGCGGTACCGGGCGAACAACCCGCGAGCAAATTACCCGCAAAGTTTCGTACCCATGGGGTAAAGCGCCATATTGGGCTAACCGCTCTCGTGCCGTTCGTCCGTCTGACTGGGAGCATTGGACTGAGGTAACAGAGGTTGTACCGGCTGTCTGTGATGTTTGTGAAGGCAGAGGAACGATCAGCGCCCGGTGCAGGTGTGGCGGTAAAGGCGAAGTGTTGGACCGCAAAGCGACTAAAGACCGCGGCGCACCGGTTTTCAAAACGTGTGAACGTTGCTCTGGTAATGGTTTCTCTGCTATCTCCTCGGCGACGGTACACCGTGCCATTCTGAAGCGCCTCCCTGACCTTCATCAGTCCTCATGGTCACGCAACTGGAAACCCTTCTATGAAATGCTGGTGGACACTCTGCGCCAGGGGGAGCGTCACGCAGCAGTGGAATTTGAGAAGGCGACAACTTATTAATATGATCGGAGCAAATAGCGACACTTTTTTGCGCGTTAGTGTTGACTTTGCATAAAACTGTCCTGTATGCTTCTAATCGTGGAAGATACCGTCCAAACGAAATTAATCATCGAAACCCTGCCCTGGCGGGGTTTTTTATGGGCGTGTAAAGCTGAAGATTTGCGTGAGTGTTTTCCCCTTTTTTTGATTAGCAATGCAACCATGGATTTGTTGGGGTAAAATTTGCGGATTGTCATCACCAAGCGAATAAATTCATGGGATTAAAATTTCAACCTCAGGTTCGGTCTGTTTTAATGTGTGATTTTCGGGGGCTTGTGGTTCCTGAGATTGTGAAAATTCGTCCAGTTGTAGTTGTCGCAAGAAATCGATACAACAATCAGTTAGTAACCGTTGTACCAATAAGCACAACGGCGCCAGCTCTTGCAAGAGAATGCCACCATGAGCTTTCAGTGAATCCTATCCCCGGCAATGAACATATTACCTGCTGGGTTAAGTGCGACATGGTGATGACGGTAGCACTTACTCGATTGGATAGAATAAAGACCAGAACATGGGAAGGACGTAGTTATGTGGTGCCTCAGATAACCACAGAAGAGTTTGAGCGCGTGAAGTGTGCAATCCTGCATGGCATGGGAATGTCTTACTTGATCAGATAGTGCTGCTTATAACTGTCAGCATCTGCCAATTGTTGACTTATGCTTAGCGTTAGCTAATACTGGCGATGTACCCTTATGGGACTTGTGAGACTTTCGAAAGAAAGCCAGGAGCGGCAAGATGGTGATGACAAGCCTGCCGCCCCTGTGTAAAAAGGCACCTTAACTGGTGCCTTTGTCATTTCTGAAGTACAGATATTATTTCAAGCGGATTTCGAGCACTTGAAACCACTTAAACCATTTGGTTTGCATGGTTAGTTTGACTTATGTATCATCTCGCTCCCGGCCCTTTAGCTCAGTTGGTTAGAGCGTGCGACTCATAATCGCCCGGTCGCTGGTTCAAGTCCAGCAAGGGCCACCAAACCGCCATTAGCTCATCGGGAAGAGCGAGCAACCACGCTGTTGTTTTTGTATGGGGTTCGAGGCCTCGATGACGGACCAAGCGCTGTTAGCTCAGCAGGATAGAGCAATTGCCTTCTAAGCGATCGGTCACTGGTTCGACTCCAGTACAGCGTGCCATGCGGGCATCGTATAATGGCTATTACCTCAGCCTTCCAAGCTGATGATGCGGGTTCGATTCCCGCTGCCCGCTCCAGTTAAAGCTTTTCGGTCTGCGATGATGGGTTGCCCGGAGTGACTGAAAAGCGACCCAGTTTTGAATGGGCGCTGCTTTTCGCAAAATTGCTGTGTGGAAATACTGACCCTTGGGTTCAGCGCTCATCCAAAAGCATCTCGTCAAAATCCAACTAACCGGGGTGGTTTGTTGGATGAGGTGCCTCAATTCAAATAGCCTCGCTTCGGCGAGGTTTTTCTTTTCTAAGGCTGCCATTTGGTGGCCTTTTCTTATTTCAGGCTCCGGGAACCATCATCGACACGCCTACTTGTTAAATCGTCCCGAGGTCCTGAACCAACTACACACGGAATAAATATGTCTGAGACCTTCACTATCGTAGGCGTTGGTCTTACATCGTCATCAGTCGGTGTAACCTTTGCCACGCTGTTTCCGGAGGCGACTCCAGCAGTGATGCTCGGATCACTCGCCGGAACGGCGCTATACGTTCTGACCTCAGATCCCCATCAACTCTGGAAGCAGGCTATCTTTGCGCTGATATCGTTTATCAGTGGCGTATTCTTCTCCGTGCCCATGGCGAAAATCATGGCCGGAATCATCAACACGCCGTTAAGCCTGATGAAGCCACCGGCCAGCATTGAGGTATCGCCAGCTGTCGGTGCAATTGTCACTGCTTCCATTTCCGTGGCAGTCCTGCTGCGTATTCTCCGCAAATCCAAAAGCGGGAAGATGCCGGGGCTGGGGGAGGAAGATAAATGACATGGCAGCTTCTTCTGATGGATGCAAACGCCATAGTTTGCCTGTTAATCATGGTCAGGCTGATGTTTTTCCGGAAAGAGGGAAAGCGTCATCGCCTGAGTGTCGCGGTACTGGCCTACTTGGTCATCCTTGCCGCCGGATTCAATGCCTTCAACATTCTGCTCGGCCACTACGTTCAGGTTAATCTCGGCGATCTGCTGCTTAACTCCGTCATCTGCATGGCGGTGTGGCTGGCGCGCGGCAACCTGGCCAAGGTCGTTATAACGGAGTAGTCCATGCAAACCAGCGAAAAGGGTATCGCCCTGATCAAAGAGTTCGAAGGCTGTAGACTCACCGCCTACCAGGACAGCGTCGGCGTGTGGACTATCGGATATGGCTGGACTCAGCCTGTAGACGGAAAACCAATCCGCGCCGGGATGACGATTAAGCAGGAAACGGCAGAGCGTTTGCTGGAGACAGGGCTGGTCAGCTATGAAAGCGACGTGTCTCGCCTTGTTAAGGTGGGGATGAGTCAGGGGCAGTTCGATGCTCTGGTGTCGTTCACGTATAACCTCGGCGTTCGCTCCCTGTCGACATCTACACTACTGCGTAAACTCAACGCCGGTGATTACGCTGGCGCTGCCGACGAGTTCCTGCGCTGGAATAAAGCAAGTGGCAAAGTCCTGAACGGGCTGACCCGTCGGCGTGAGGCGGAGCGTGCTCTGTTCCTGTCGTGATTGGCGCACTGGTTAAGCGTTACTGGCTGCAACTGCTGGTGGTGGCGTTAATCGGAGTGCTGGCGTTCTTCGTGAATCACTATCGCGACAACGCCATCACCTACAAAGACCAGCGCGATAAAGCCACTGAGAAGCTCAGCCTGGCTAACGCCACCATCAAAGATATGCAGGTGCGCCAGCGCGATGTCGCTGCGCTGGATGCCAAATACACGAAGGATTTAGCTGATGCTAAAAAGCAGCTTGATGATCTGCAGCGTTGTGTTCGGGATGGCAAGTGTGGGCTGCACGTCAACGCCAGATGTCCCGCGAACGGAGCGACCGGCACCGGCAGCCTGGGCGATGCTTCCGCCCCCCGACTTACTGACTCCGCTGAACGGGATTATTTCACCCTCAGAGAGCGAATCGTCACGGTGACGAAACAGGTCGGCTATCTGCAGGACTACATCCGCATGCAGTGCCTGAAATAGTGAATACACCAATGCCTTAAGCATGTGCTAAAGAAAACCGCTTTTCTTCAGTTTTTTAGCCAATAAGTAATTAGTGATTGCTGCAAGAGAAATCCCAACAATCCACGGCACAGCTGAATCAAGCATTAGCGAGTTGTTCACGTTAATGCTGACGGTGATGCAGGCAAAGGTATTTGTTAAAACAAACCACGCAAAAAGAATCTGCTTCATATGGTTATCTCCATGTGTTTCATCCCAGCAATATCCATCTACAAGCCAGCAAAAGCAAGTTGGCGCATAACAAAGCGTGGCAGGCGAACTGCCAGAAAACAAAAGAATCGGGGGAAAAGTGATGAAAACCAACCAGTGCAGTGAAGGTTTCGACAACCCATCCAAGTTCCGTGAGGAATGGGATAAGCAGACCCAGGGGAAATAGAGCCTCATCCCTGAGGTTCTGACACAGTCTCTCCTCTGGACTTTAACCGTAGCAAATTCTCACAGCCTCGCCTCCGCGGGGCTTTTTTTATGCGCATCTCACGCGCACATCAACGAGAGCCTTTCAGTAAGCGAGCCTGAGAAAAGCCGTTATAGGTGGCGACCTCTCTCGGGCGGCTTTTCTGTGAGACAGGCTCACTTTCTAAAAGGTAAATACGCTATGAATAATCCGTCAGTTATTCCGGCCTTCGATTTTCGTGAAATGGTCACGACCCTCGACAACAAGATAATCACCACATCACTCAAGGTGGCGGATTACTTTGGCAAGCGACACAAAGACGTTTTGCGTGCCATACGTAACCTGAAGTGCTCCGATGACTTCACCCAGCGCAATTTTGCGCCCATTGATTTCATTGATAAAAATGGCGATGTTCAGCCTATGTATAACATCACCCGCGACGGCTGCATGATGCTCGTGATGGGATTCACTGGTAAAACAGCTGCCGCAGTAAAGGAGTGTTACATCAATGCCTTTAACTGGATGGCCGAGCAGCTAAACCGACGCATGGCGATGGGTGAAGAATTACAGCACCGCTACGCCATTAAAGAAACGCGCTCAAAGCTGAAAGGCACGATCGGTAGCCGGTTGATGAACGAGCGGAAGAAAGAGAAGCGCGTTCTGGAGCTCGAGCATGAGCACATCATGCAGGTTACGCAGCCTGAATTGCTGATCGGATAAGCCATTACAAAGCTCACCTGCTGGTGGGCTTGATAATGGTTATCCCAACAAGCTGATAAGACAACCCATAACTTTCGGCGGGTGGTAGCGCATCCTTACCGGCCAGGAGGAACAATGATTACGATACCCGGAATGGTGATTATCGGCAGCCAGCCGTCACAGGGTGGTGCTGATGGTTCGCCACCTGTAGCGACACCCCAAACTGCCGGCACAGTGAAGCCCGGTGATGGACTTGGCATAAAATCCGACGGCACTTTATTTATTGACACTGAGGGATTCGAACCGGAGTCCCTTATCAATGCGACCTGGAGCATCTGACATGGCAGCATCACTTATTGCAAAAATTGAAACAGGCTTTACGCGTATTACCATGCTCCTGAAGCAGGTGCGTGACGACCTGGCCGGAAAAACCGGAGACCTCGGTACGCTGAACACAGTTCAAAAATCAGATGTGGTTTCCGCACTGAACGAGGTGAACGCCAAAGCGTCAGCGGCAGCTGTAATTGATGACAATCAGACCGGGCCTGCCAGCACATGGTCCAGTCAGAAAATTAGCAGCTCAGTCACTGCAGCTGTGACAGCGGTTGTGGCTGGTGCAGGTGAAGATTCCGACACGCTCAAAGAACTGGCGGACCATGTTTCTGCGCTCGCGCAGGCAGATGCAGGTCTGGTATCCGCAGCAGGGGTTCAGACCTTTACGGTTTCCCAGAAAACTCAGGGAAGGCAAAACATCGGTGCCGCATCTGCTGAAGATCTTGGTGATGTGGCGGCTGCAGACTTTGTCACGCTGATCAACAGCAGCTACGCCGGAGCGTAATTATGAGCCTGGTTACGAAGATTAACGAGGGTTTCATGCGGCTGGCGCAGCTCGTTAAGGGAAAGCAGGACAAGTTGACATTCGATACTTCCCCGACGCAAAACAGCACCAACCCCGTTACGAGTGGCGGTATCTTTACCGCGCTTCAGTCTGTAGGTAATCCCTTTGCGGGATTTACCGTTCAGTCCTTAACGACTAATCCCAGGGCGTTAAATACTAACTTTGTTATTTCGTCAACAAAGAACGCACTCGTTACCTATAGCTTACAGGCAACGCTGAGTGGTGCCGCAGCCACAGGCATGACGGTTTCTCTTGTGGTTGACAATGCTGAAATAAGCTCCGTGAAAGTGATGAAACCTGCAGTAAATGAAACACAGACTCTGCGTGCTGCAGTATCGGGGTTTGTGCCCGCGGGTAAAGCGGTCAGGATCCTTGCGGGCAATATGTCGGGCACGACATCGAGCCTCTACGTCGGGCAGGAGGTGCTCTTCTGATGGCAACTGAAATTATTAAAATTGGACCTGTTCCTGTTCAGATTACAAATGGTACAAACAGCGCGCTAATAAGTGTTTTAGGTAGTAATGCGATTAGTTTTGCGGATTCAGAAATCTCGCCAGATATAAATTCTGGGGATTATTTGAGAGACAGGCTCATCGTAACACCACCAAATAAAATTTGGTTGTGGTGCTCAAATCCATGGAAAGTTGAAGTGGCGGTAACACGGTGGTAGTGAATTCTTAAAGGGGAATATATGCAAGTTACCATTGATGGTGTCCCATACGCTCCCGCCAGCGTCGTTTCTTCACGCATCGGCATTGCCATTTCGACACATCAGCGCGCAGACGTTCTTAAACGAGCCCTCGAACAGCATATGAAACATCTGCCAGCCGACTATGCAGTGGGTGATGCTTATGGTGGCGCAGTGGTCTATACGTGCTACTCGCTGGTGGATCATGCAGATGGTGAACCGGTTGAACGTCACCCTGACTCAGCACCACGAACAGAACGCCGCCGGGCGTGGAGGTTAGCCTGATGCCTGCGTTAATACCGAGAGCATGCCGCAAGCGTGGCTGCCCTGGCACAACCACCGATCGCTCAGGCTATTGCATTAAGCATCTTAACGAAGGCTGGCAGCAGCATCAGCGAGGACAGAGCAGGCATCAGCGCGGTTATGGCAGTAAGTGGGACAGGCTGCGCCCAATCGTTCTCGACAGGGATAAACACCTCTGTCAGGAATGCCTGCGAAATGGAAGGTATACGCCCGCTGAGACGGTGGACCACATAAAGCCGAAAGCTCACGGTGGCACTGACGATCTTTCTAATCTGGAATCAATTTGCCGCGGCTGCCATAAAGCTAAGACAGCACGCGAGCGCCTGAACAGAAATTAAGTAACGAGGTGAAGATGACTGAATCGAAACATGGTTCAGGGCTTCCGCACGCCCATGCTGCCTGCATTGTGGATGGATGCGAATTATCGGTACGATCCCGTAACAGCCACTACTGTGAAAAGCATTACATGCGCGTCCGGCGTCATGGAACGACAGAGAAGCTCAGCACAAGAAAGGATGGCAAGCTGGAGCACACTGGCGGATATCTGCTGGTGTATGCGCCCGATCATCCTTTGGCATGTGGGAGTCCTCGTGTTTACGAGCACCGGAAAGTCTATTACGACAAACATGGGGCTGGACCGTTCCGTTGTCACTGGTGTGCAAAAACCGTTGGCTGGGACACCCTTCACATCGACCACCTCGATGACTGTAAGACCAATAACGAGCCTGACAATCTTGTGCCAAGTTGCCCTGTGTGCAATCAGAAGCGAGGCGTAGACAAGATGAGAAAGACAATGCGAGAGAACTCCGACCGCAGATATACCGCTCACGGCAAGACGATGTGTCTTAACGAATGGGCGGATTACCTGGGTATTTCGAGAAACTCCATTGAGTATCGACTGAAGGCAGGCTGGGACATCAGTAAGGTGTTCAGCCCTCGCATTGGTAACAGTGGTCCCCCGAGCCGGAAACTGGCGAAAATCGTGCATGAGTCGGTTAAATGATATCTGCTCTCATTTGCGCGGTCTGGGGGAGGGCGGGTAAAAACCTCAGGGAAATCACCCTAAAGGACCGCCGCCTAACCTCTTTTCACATCGCCGCAGGTTAGAAAACTTTTTTATGGGGTCCCCCATTCGATGATTAATAGGAGTTTTCGATTATGTCTGGACCACCGAAAACCCCGACCCATCTACGTTTGGTGAGGGGTAACCCATCAAAACGCCCGATAAATGAGAACGAACCAAAACCCCCTTCAGGGGTACCCCCAACGCCGAAGCATTTCGATAAGCAGGGTAAATACTGGTTCAGGCGTATGGCTGAAGAGCTCGATGCGCTTGGCGTAATGTCGCAGCTTGACGCGAGAGCGCTTGAGCTTCTGGTTGAGGTTTACACCGAGTATCGGCATCACTGCGATACGCTGGAGAGAGAAGGCTACACCTACGCCGTTTATAGCGACGAAGAGCCAGACGAAGGCAAAGAGCGAGAGATTCGCATGATCAAGGCTCACCCGGCCGCCATTATGAAAGCTGATGCCTGGAAACGTCTGCGCGCCATGCTCGGTGAGTTTGGCATGACGCCAGCAAGCCGTTCTAAGGTGAATGCCAAAGGTCCTGATGTGGTTGATCCGCTGACCGAGTTTATGAAAGCGAGGGATTAATGGCTAAGGTTGCAGAAGGCATCCGCTACGCCGAGAGGGTGGTGGCGGGGGAAATAATTGCCTGTGAGTTTGTGCGCCTTGCCTGTCAGCGTTTTCTTGACGATCTGGCACATGGCGAAGAGCGCGGAATTTTCTTTAGTGAGCCGCGCGCGCAGCACATCCTGAATTTCTATAATTTTGTGCCTCACGTAAAAGGCGCCCTGGCAGGCCAGCCTATTGAGCTGATGGACTGGCATGTTTTCATCCTGATTAATATTTTTGGTTTTGTTATCCCGCTGGTTAACGAAGAGACGGGGGAAACCGTCCTGCGTAACGACGGCAGCGGTCGGCCGGTGATGGTTCGGCGTTTCCGTACAGCAGATGTTGAGGTGGCCCGTAAAAATGCCAAATCAACGCTTTGCTCCGGCGTGGGGCTTTATATGGCTGGCGCAGACGGCGAGGGCGGGGCGGAGGTTTATTCCGCTGCAACCACCCGTGACCAAGCACGAATTGTTTTTGAAGACGCAAAAAATATGGTCAAGAAGGCGAAAGCCACTCTTGGGCGGATCTTCGAATTCAACAAGCTCGCTATCTACCAGGAGCAAACCGCCTCCAAATTCGAGCCTTTATCATCAGATGCGAACAACCTCGACGGCCTGAATATCCACTGCGCCATCGTCGACGAGCTGCATGCTCACAAAACCCGTGACGTCTGGGACGTTCTGGAGACGGCCACCGGTGCGCGCCTGCAATCGCTGCTTTTCGGTATCACCACCGCAGGCTTCAACAAAGAAGGTATCTGTTACGAACTACGCGATTACGCAATCAAGGTGCTGCGTGGTCTGGTAAAAGACGATACGTTTTTTGCAATCATCTACACCTTAGATGAAGGCGACGATCCCTTTGATGAAAAAGTCTGGCAGAAGGCCAATCCGGGGCTGGGTATCTGTAAGCGCTGGGATGATCTGCGACGCCTGGCTAAAAAGGCGAAAGAGCAGGTTTCGGCCAGAATTAACTTTTTCACCAAACACATGAATATCTGGGTTACCGCTGAGTCTGCCTGGATGGACATGATGAAATGGGAAAAATGCGAGTTTATCGCCCCGCAGCACGAACTTAAAACCTATCCCTCCTGGGTGGGCGTTGACCTTTCAAACAAAATTGATATCTGTGCAGCCGCTAAAGTCTGGCGCGCGCCAGGTGGCCACGTTCATGCGGATTTTAAATTCTGGCTGCCGGAGGGACGCCTTGAGAAGTGTTCACGCCAGATGGCAGAGCTATATCGTAAGTGGGCTGAGCTGGACAAGCTGATCCTTACCGACGGGGATGTAATCGACCATGCTCAGATTAAGGAAGAGCTGCAACAGTGGGTTGCTGGTGAGAGCCTGAAAGAAATTGGCTTTGACCCGTGGAGTGCGACGCAGTTCAGCCTCGCTCTCGCAGAGGAAGGGCTGCCGCTGGTGGAAGTGCCGCAGACGGTTCGCAATTTCTCTGAGGCGATGAAAGAGGTCGAAGCACTGGTCTACGGTGGCCGATTCCATCACAGCGGTCACCCGGTAATGAACTGGATGATGTCCAACGTAACCGTCAAACCTGATCGGAACGAGAACATTTTCCCGAATAAGTCCACACCAGAGGCCAAGATTGATGGCCCGGCGGCATTGTTCACCGCAATGAGCCGCGTTCTGGTTAACGGTGGCAACGACCAGCAGGATCTCTCCGGATTCTTCAATAATCCCATCATGGTAGGTTTCTGATGAAAAAAAACAAACGGCCAGGCAGGGTTAAAAGTGCTCTGCTTAACTGGCTTGGTGTGCCTATCAGCCTGACTACCGGCACGTTCTGGGAGGAATGGTTTGGTACCAGCAGCAGCGGAAAGGTGGTAACGGCCGATAAAGCCATCCAGCTATCGGCTGTGTGGGCATGCGTAAGACTGTTAAGCGAGTCTATTTCAACCCTTCCGCTGAAAATATACGTTCGACAGCCTGACGGTTCGCGTAAAGCGGCAACCGATCATCCGGCCTATTCGATACTGTGCCGCCGACCCAATTCAGAAATGACACCATCACGCTTTATGTTGATGGTGGTCGCCAGTATTTGCCTGCGCGGGAACGCCTTCATTGAGAAGAAATTCATTGCAAACCGCCTGGTTTCGCTGGTGCCTTTACTGCCGCAGAACATGGTGGTTAAACGTCTCACTACCGGGGCGCTGGAATACAAATACACTGAAAACGGAAACGAGCGCGTCATTCCGGTCAAAAACATCATGCACATTCGCGGTTTCGGTCTGGACGGTGTTTGCGGCATGATGCCGATGAAGACTGGCCGGGATGTGATCGGTTCAGCAATGGCCGTTGAAGAGTCCGCGGCGAAGATATTCGAGCAGGGTCTGCAGAGCTCAGGTTTTCTCTCCGCTGATAATGCGCTGACAGACGATCAACGTGAAAGACTTCGTGGCTATATGGCATCATTCACCGGCTCCAAAAACGCCGGAAAAATTATGGTTCTTGAAGGCGGCCTGAAATATCAGGGCGTGACCATGAACCCGGAAGATGCTCAGATGCTCGAAAGCCGCGCATTTAGCATTGAGGAGATCTGCCGCTGGTTTCGCGTGCCGCCTTTCATGGTTGGTCATACCACGAAACAAAGCAGCTGGGCATCCAGCCTGGAAGGTATGAACCTGCAGTTTCTGACTCATACACTTCGACCGCTGCTGGTGAACATTGAGCAGGAAATTGGCCGGTGCTTACTCGACAGCGATGATGAAGTGTTTGCAGAATTCTCTGTTGAAGGATTGCTGCGCGCCGACAGCGCGGGCCGTGCCGCTTACTATACCAGCGCGCTTCAAAATGGCTGGATGTCCCGTAATGACGTTCGTCGTCTTGAGAACATGCCGCCAATTGAAGGGGGCGATATTTACACCGTTCAGCTCAACCTGACGCAACTGAAAAATCTCGAAAGCAGCAACCCTGCTGTTCAGGCACTGGCCCTGCGAGAGCTACACAACCACGTATTCCCCGATATTTCCTTTGAACAATCTCCGCTGAAACAGGCCGCTTAGGAGCACTTTCCTGATGAGCAAAAAACAACTTCCGGTTGCACCGGCGGGTCGTCCCTGCGCGCGTGTAACTTGTGAAACTTTACCGTCTGCACTGGACCGCTGGGACGGTGGAATTAAAGCTGCAGCCGCAGACGACAACAGCATTTCTGTTTTTGATGTTATCGGGCAGGACTACTGGGGCGAGGGTGTGACGGCGAAACGCATTGCCGGTGCACTTCGGGCAATGAACGGTGCCGACGTTACGGTGAATATCAACTCACCTGGCGGCGACATGTTCGAAGGTCTGGCAATTTACAACCTTCTCCGCGAATACGAAGGCCGTGTAACGGTGAAGGTGTTGGGCATTGCCGCCAGCGCCGCCTCGATAATTGCGATGGCCGGGGATGATATTCAGATTGGCCGCGGTGCTTTTCTGATGATCCACAACTGCTGGGTATACGCGATGGGAAACCGCCATGATTTTGCAGAACTGGCACAGTCACTGGAACCCTTCGATACCGCTATGGCTGACATCTACGCGGCGCGCTCCGGCCTTGATATGGCCGCCGTGCAGAAGCTGATGGACGCGGAAAGCTATATCGGTGGCAGTGATGCTGTGGTGAAGGGACTGGCAGACAGCCTGCTTTCTGCTGATGCGGTCAGCGACGGCGACGAATCGCCTGCAGCCGCGCTTCGCAAACTCGACGCGCTACTGGCTAAAACCAACACCCCGCGCTCTGAGCGCAGAAAACTCATTAAAGCCTTATCCGGTGGCATGCCTGGCGCTGTCACCACCAACGACGGTACGCCGGGCGCTACCGAAGATATCAAACCTGAAACCCTCAATTCACTTGAAAGCGCTCTTGCGGCGTTAGTCAAATAAGGACCATTTATGTCTGAAGTAAACGAAATTCTGAAAAAAGTCACTGCCAGCATTGAAGAGGCAACCGGCAAATTCAACGCGAAAGCAGAAGACGCACTTAAAGAGGCACAGAAGTCAGGCAGGCTGTCAGAAGAAACAAAAGCAGCCGTTGATAAAATGGCTTCTGAGTTCAATGCGCTGCGTGAAGCTGAAAAAACCCTGAAGGCCGCAATGGGCGAACTGGAGCAACATGTTGCCCAGATGCCGCTGGCAAACGCGAAACAGGTTGTCGAGTCCGTTGGCCACCAGGTGATCTCCGCTGAAGCCCTGAAAACCTTTGCTTCCAGCGTGGAAGGCGGTAAGCGCATCAGCATCCCGGTTAAGGCTGCCCTGACTTCGGTGGATGTGCCTGATGGTGTTGTAGAGCCACAGCGCCTGCCGGGTATTGATACGGCACCGAAACAGCGCCTGTTCATCCGCGATCTGATCGCTCCAGGCCGTACGTCCTCCTCAGCTATTTTCTGGGTGCAGCAGACAGGCTTTACCAATAACGCGAAAGTGGTTCCTGAAAATACGCAGAAACCATACAGCGAAATTGAGTTCACGCCGAAAATCACTGGCGTCAGCACCATCGCGCACCTGTTCAAAGCCTCAAAGCAGATCCTGGATGACTTCGCACAGTTGCAGTCCACCGTTGATGCCGAAATGCGCTACGGACTGAAGTATGCAGAAGAGCAGGAAATTCTCTTCGGTGATGGTACCGGCGTTCATCTGCACGGCATCGTTCCTCAGGCGTCAGCGTTCAATCCGGCGTTCACTGTCGAACAGCAGAGCGGGATTGACGATCTGCGTCTGGCAATGTTGCAGGCGCAGCTGGCGCGTTTCCCGGCATCCGGTCATGTTCTTCACTTCATTGACTGGGCGCGGATCGAGCTGACCAAAGATAGCCTGGGTCGTTACATTCTGGCGAACCCTGCGGCGCTGACTGGTCCGACTCTGTGGGGCCTGCCGGTTGTTGCAACGGAAGCGGCAGCCTTCCAGGGTAAATTCCTGACGGGTGCTTTCAACGCTGGCGCGCAAATCTTCGACCGTGAAGATGCGAACGTTGTTATCTCCACGGAGAACGCCGACGACTTCGAGAAAAACATGATCACAATCCGTTGCGAGGAACGTCTGGCGCTGGCCGTCAAACGCCCTGAAGCGTTCGTGTATGGCTCCTTCAGCACCGGTGCAGGTAGCTGATAAACACTGCGGCCTTCGGGCCGCTTTTACAGGTGGGAAAATGAAACTGATCGCACTCAAACCGATTTATTTCGGCGGTACCGTCGTTACTGAAGGGCTTCCTCTGGAAACTCTGGAACAGCACGGGCGCGAGCTCATCAAAAAAGGCTATGCGATGCTCGATGAATCAGAAAATCCTGCAGAGCAGGAACAGCAGCAGGAACAGCAGCAGGAACAGCAGCAGGAACAGCCGGAAGTAAAAGCGGACAAGAAGGCGAAAAAATAATGGTCGACCTTGATGTGGTGAAACAGCACTGCCGCATTGATACCGATTTTTCTGGAGACGATGCCTTGCTGACTTTATACACCGGTGCGGCGGCGCGTTACGTCCAGACATGGACAAGGCGAACCCTCTATGAAAATCAAAGTTCCCCTGGCTACGCAGACGACCCGGACCCGATTCTTCTTAATGACGATGTGAAGGCGGCCATGTTACTGCTGATCGGACACTGGTACGCGAATCGTGAATCTGTCGTTATCGGTGAGACTGTGGCTCAGGTTCCTTTAGCTGTGGAAGCTCTTCTTCAGCCTTACAGGATATATGGCCTATGAGATCATTGCGTGCTGGCGAGCTTGATAAACGCATTGTACTTCAAAAACTCGAAAGTCAGCGAGGGCCACTGGGCGAGCCGCTTCCCGGGGAACCAGCTGTGGTTGCTACTGTTTGGGCCAAGGCTGAGAATGTTTCTAACAGAAAAATCCGCACATTGGATCAACAACAGGTTGTTGAAACCTGGTTGTTCACTATCAGGGTGCGTTCAGACGTCCAGACTGACTGGAAAATAGCGTGGAATGAGGATGTCTATACCGTTCGCGCCGTTGACCGTAGCAAGTCGGATCGATGTGTAATAACGGCTGAACGGGATATACGACATGATAGAACAGGCAATTAAAATTTCGCTTGAGCGTCTTACCGGGATGGCTGTTTATCCTCTTCTGCTGCCAGACAGCGAGCAAAGCGGTATTACTTTCCAGCGGATATCAGACCCGGAAATTGAAACCGGAATGGTGCGAACAGGACTTATTGCTGGCCGTTTTCAAATCTCTCTGTACAAAGTGGATGATTATACCGGGCTGGTAAAACTGGATAAGGCTATCTGGTCTCACTGGAAAGGTATTGTTCACGGAGAGCTTGAAGGTTATCCGGTTCAGTACATTCAGCGTGGAAATATACTTCAGGACAAAACAACTCTTACCAGCAATAAGGTCCAGTACAGGCTTACCAGAGACTTCGTGCTTTATTTTTATGAGGAATCATCATGATCCGCATGGAAGTAAAAGGACTTCAGGAACTTGAACGTCAGCTGCTCGCCCTAGGTGAAAAGGTTGGTACGCAAGTTTTGCGGGATGCCGGGAAAGCTGCTCTTGAGCCTGTTCTGGAGGATATGAAAGCGCATGCTGGATATGACGAATCGGCAAAAGATGAGCACATGCGCGATTCTATAAAAATCCGCTCCTCTTCTTCGAAAGCTAAAGGAAATGCGGTTGTTTATCTCCGCGTTGGCCCGAGCAAAAAACACTTCATCAAAGCGCTGGCACAGGAGATGGGCACCGTGAAGCAGGTCGCCAGTCCTTTCATTCGTCCGGCGCTCGATTATCAGAAAGCAAAAGTTCTGCGCATCCTTGCGATAGAAATACGCGACCGCATTGAAAACCACCGGTAGCGCTCGCTGCCACCTTTAAAGAGAGAGAAATTATGGCTGATAAAACTTCGCCAGAGTACGCGATGCTGCCTGCTGGCACCGTTGTTATGTGGGGTGCTGCGGGCAGCGACGTAGCAACAATGAAACCGCTCATCAACTGTAAAGCGCTGGGCGCAACAGGTCAGACTGGCAGTTTTGTGGACTGCACCACCCTGATTGATACCAGCAAACAGTTTATTTCCGACCTGCCTGAAGGCCCGGAAAAATCACTGGGCTTCATCGACGATCCGGCCAACCAGGACTTTGCTGATTTCCTCAACGCCGCAGAGAACCGTGAAACCGTACAGTTTTACGTTGAGCTGCCGAACGGGCGAACGGCAAACATGATCCTGGCCCTGTCTGGCTGGCAGATGAATGAAATCACCGCTCCGGCAAGTGAAGTCATTCAGATCACCGTTCAGGGTAAACAGAACAACATCGTCTGGGGTACGGCTGCAGGCAGCTGATCCATAACATTCTTCACTGGCCGCGTTCTGGCGGCCTTTAACTTTTTCATATTCAGGAAAAATTATGTCTACCATCGATGTCTCTGCTCTGAAATCAGCTCTGCTGAAACCTAAAAACGCAATTGTTACTGCCGAAATTTTTGGAACAACCGTTTATCTTCGCCGCATGACTGCGGGCGAACTCATCGATCATGAAGAAGCGCTGCGTGACAGCCAGATTGCCGAAGATGCCCGTAAAGCCTCAGAGCTTAGCGTGCAGCTGATTGTCGACTGCCTGGTTCAGCCTGACGGCAGCTCAATTGCAACGGAAGACAAGCCCACCGCAGCAGAACTGCTGCAGGCGCATGACAACGTGGCCCTGCTGGACGCTATTGCCACCGTCAAAAAACATGCCCTGGGCAAGCTTGAGGATGCGGAAAAAAACTAACCAGCTCGCCCTGGCTTGAGCTTATTTTCTGGCTGGCAGACCGCTGGGGCGAGCCCGATCCGTCAAAGATAGCTTCACTCCCGGTAGACACTCTCTACCACTGGCGCGCGTATTTCCTTCGTTCCGGTGCTATCAGCCGTCCTGGCGAGGAGAGTGGGCCACTTCCTGAAACCCCGCCTCCCGCTGTAGTCAGTAACGTTGACGATCAGTGTGCGGCCGTAATGAGAGCGTTAATGTAATGGCTGACGTTGCCTCCCTTGCCGTCGGGCTGCATCTCAACGCAGCCAATTTTAAATCTCAGCTGATGGGTGCCTACGGTGATGCTGAGAACTCATCAAAGCGTTTCAACCGTAACGCACAGGAAGATGCTAAAAAGACAGATGAAGCTTATTCCCGGATGGGTAAAACCATTGCAGGTGTTGCTGGCCGCCTGGCAGGATTTGCCGGTGCCGGTTTATCACTTGGTGCCATCATTACTACCACGCGTGAATACGGGCAGGCCCTGTCCGATCTTTCTGCCATCACTGGTGCGACGGGAGCCCAGTTAAAGACGCTTGATGAAGCAGCTCAGGAAATGGGGCGAAGCACAGAATACAGTGCGAGCCAGGCGGTTGAAGCCCTGAAGTTGATGGCATCAGCTAAGCCTGAACTTCTTCAGACAGCAGACGGGCTTACGGCTGCGACAAAAAGCGCGCTTACACTTGCTCAGGCTGCAGGTTCAACATTGCCTGATGCAACCCGTACTCTGGCTCTTTCACTTAATCAGTTCGGAGCAGGGGCTCAGGAAGCTGACCGTTATATCAACGTGCTGGCAGCTGGTGCCAAGTTCGGGGCATCTGAAATTGCAGATACAGCCGCAGCCATCAAAAATGGCGGTGTGGCCGCTGCACAGGCAGGAGTCGGTTTTGAAACGCTGAACGCAGCGATTCAGGTTCTTGCAGAACGTGAAATTAAAGGAGGTGAGGCAGGTACTGCGTTGAGAAACGTGATCCTGTCCCTTGAGAAAGGCACTGACAAAACACTGAAACCTTCAGTCGTAGGTCTCAGTGGCGCACTGGAGAACTTGTCGAAGAAAAATCTTTCTACCGCACAGGCTGTAAAACTTTTCGGTGTTGAGAATATCAATGCGGCCTCCGTGCTGGTGGACAATCGCAGCAAACTTGATGCATTAACCCAGGCCCTCACCGGAACCCAGACTGCTCATGAACAGGCCGCTATTCGCGTGAATAACCTGAATGGCGACATCATGGGGCTGACCAGTGCGTTTGAAGGCATGATCATTAAGATAGGCCAAAGCAGTACCGGCCCACTGCGTTCAGGCATTCAGTCAGTAACCGATGGAATAAACCTGCTCACCGATAATTTCAATGCTGTTGCAAGCGTAGCCTTGTACACATTGATCCCCGTTCTCTCGACAAAACTAACTGCAGGTCTTCGCGAAAACGTAAGCGCCTGGCAACAAAATCAGGCAGCCGTAAAAGCTGCGGCTGCTGCCCAGGCTGACGGTGCACGCAAAACGCTTGAAGCAACTGCCGCCACACTTAAGCGAAATGATGCCGAGTTTGGGTACTACCGCCAGATGGAAAAGACTGCCAGGCAGCAAGGCCTGAACGTTAATTACCAGGGCGAGTTTAACCGGTTAATTCGAGAAGAGACCGAGCAAACGAATCTGGCAACCCGGGCGAAAATGCAGCTGGCTGCAGCAAATCGCCAGGTCTCAGTATCTGCTCGGGCTGCCTCTGTAGCCGTTGGTCTTGCAAGAGGGGCGCTTGCCTTCGTGGGTGGGGCATTTGGCGCAGCCACATTAGCTGGTTCGGCGCTGCTTTACTTCCATCAACAGGCAAAAGAAGCCCGGCAGTCAGCAATTAACCTCAAGGATGCTGTCATAGAGACTACTGCTGCGCTGATGCAGATGTCTGATAAACAACTGGCCGTTAAGCAGATTGATCTGCAAGACCAGTATGAAAATCAGGTCACTCAGCGTAACCAGCTCATCAAGGAGATTCAGGACGCAGACAGCAGGCTTGATAGCCTCGGAGGCTTTGACCCATTCCGACAGAAAAAAGGCGTAGAGGACAGTAAAAAACGTGCTGAAGCTGATCTCGAATCTGTGAATAAGGGGTTAGAAACAACACAGTCTAATCTTGAGAACGTCAGCAAGGCGCGATTTTTGGTTCAGACAGGGATTGCAGATCAAGCCAAATCGCTCGCGAATGACATCAAAACTATTTCTGCTGAGACGGCTAAAGCAGGAGAGGGAGTCACTACTCCGTGGACCGGTGAAGATACTCAAAAGGCTAAGAAGGAAACGGTTAATCAGTACCTTCAGTTGCGCAGGGAGATAGAAGAAGCTCATGCAACGAGCCTTGGCAAAATTGATCTTCAGGAAAAAGCCAGCCAGGAAAAACTGATCGCAGCCGCTCGTAAAAATGGAGCCAGTGAGCAGGACCTGCAGCGCACGCTGCTGATGAACGCAGAGAATTATCAGAAGCAACGCGCAGAACTTGCCGAGCAGTACTCACCCGCGCGCTCGGCAATCAATCAGGAAAAGGAAGCCAGTCAGGAGCTAAAGTCGCTTCTTGATGCCCGTCTGCTTACTGAAAAGGAGTATATGGCTGCGCGTGTCACCCTTTCACAGGAGACATCGCGACAAATCCTTCAGGCACAGGCTAATGCTAATTCAGCACCACGTCTTGAGCTTTCCGGGGACGTTGATCCGCTTGCCCAGCAAAGGAATCAACTCGTACAGCAGCAAAGCCTGATCGAGACCTACTATCGCAATGGCGCTGTAAGCAAGCAGCAATACGAAATGCTTATGCAGAAGAGCAGTAAAGATTCTGCTGATGCACAGTATCAGACCGCGCTGGAATTATATCGCTCACAGAGTGACTTCAATAATCTGGCGATCGGCCTGGTTGAGGCTACCCGCGAGCGTACCACTAATGTCCTGACGGGGCTGCTGACTAACACGCAGACCTTTAAAGAGGGCATGATCAACCTCTTCTCCACGCTTACCCAGTCGATAATTCAAAACCTCGTCGATATGGCAGCACAGGCGTTGCTAACTAATACGATTCTGAGCTCCATCATGAGCGTAGGTTCGAGTGTGTTTGGTGCTGTTAGTAGCGGTGCGGCGGCCAGTTCAGGGACAGCAATTGCCGATTATGGGAGCAACTTCCAGTTCAATGCTAAAGGCGGTGTTTATTCCTCTTCAGACTTGAGTGCTTTCAGCGGGCAGGTCGTAGATAACCCTACGTTTTTCGCATTCGCGAAAGGGGCTGGGGTAATGGGGGAGGCGGGACCAGAAGCGATTATGCCTTTGACCCGCGCAGCTGATGGTTCACTTGGTGTGCGTGCTGTAAATAGTGGTGCAGCGGGAGGTGACACGGCACCGAAGGTTTATATAACCATCAATTCAAACGGTAACACATCGACACAGGCACCTGCAGGGCTGGAACAATTCGGTACCGATGTAGGCCGTTACGTCGATCAGCGATACAAGCAGAATGTCATGCGTGATATCCGACCTGGTGGTGATATCTGGAACGCAATGAAAGGAAACCGATAAACATGGCTATCGAAACTTTTACCTGGAGCCCCAGAGTCAGTCCGACACAAACCGTCTCATTCAGGACGAGAAGCGCCAAGTTTGGGGATGGTTACGAGCAGATCTCCGGCGATGGCCTCAATCCTCGCAGCCAGCAGTGGGAACTGAATTTTGTTGGGACTGAAGAATACATTCAGGCGATCAAAACCTTTCTTGACAGGCATGGAGGAACAAAATCATTCCAGTGGAAACCTCCGCTTGAGCCGCTTGGGTTATATCGTTGTGCCGAGTATAAGCCCACTCCGATGGGAGGTGAGAACTACTCCCTTTCCGCAACTTTCCAACAGGCATTCAAACCATGAGTCTAAATGAAGATTATCAGAAGCTTGAGCCCGGCGATGAGGTCAGGCTTTACGAGGTCGATGGAACGGCCTTTGGAACAGGCGAGGTTCTGCGGTTTCACAGCTACAGTCTGGCACATACTGAAGCTGAAATTGTCGCGGCCGGGGGTGATGAAGATAAGCTTCCAGCTAAATCAATTTGGTGGCAGGGGGAGGAATACAAAGCATGGCCATGTCAGATTGAGGGGATCGAAGCTTCTACTAGCGGGAGTAGTGCACAGCCAAAATTATCGGTAGCAAACCTTGACAGCTCCATCACAGCTCTTTGTCTTGCCTATGACGATATGCTGCAGGCTAAGGTGACTATCCATGACACTCTGGGCAAATATCTTGATGCAAAAAACTTCGCAGATGGCAATGCTACAGCTGATCCTACGCAGGAAAAACTGAAGATTTTCTACATTGATTCAAAGAGTAGTGAAAGTAATGAAGTTGTTGAGTTCACACTCTCAAGCCCGATGGACCTGCAGGGGCAAATGATCCCTACGCGACAGCTTCATTCCCTTTGTACCTGGTGCATTCGGAATAAATATCGCACCGGCGACGGCTGCGACTATGCCGGAACCCGTTATTTCGATAAAAACAACAACCCGGTAAGCGATCCGTCGCTGGATGAATGCAACGGCACGCTGACTGCCTGCAAACTTCGGTTCGGTGAAAATAACGAGCTTTCGCATGGTGGTTTCCCAGGCACGTCTTTGATCAGGAGTTAATATGCGTCAGAAAACCATTGATGCAATTATGGCGCATGCTGCAGCAGAATATCCTCGCGAGTGCTGTGGCGTGGTGGTGCAGAAAAGCCGTGTTGAACGATATTTCCCTTGTCGTAACCTCGCTGCAGAGCCGACGGAACATTTCCACCTGTCTCCAGAGGATTACGCAGCTGCTGAGGACTGGGGAACGGTGATCGCCATAGCTCACAGTCACCCTGATGCCACAACGCAACCGAGCGAACTGGATAAAGCGCAATGCGACGCAACGCTTTTACCCTGGCATATCGTGAGCTGGCCGGAGGGGGATTTACGTACCATCCAGCCACGTGGAGAGCTGCCGCTGCTGGAGCGTCCGTTTGTGCTTGGTCACTTTGACTGCTGGGGGCTGGTAATGAGCTATTTCCGGCAAACGCATGGCATCGAGCTGCATGATTACCGGGTGGATTATCCCTGGTGGGAAAATTACTATCCGGACAATTTCTATCAGGATTGCTGGTACGAGTGCGGTTTCCGTGAATTCGACGGGCCACCGAAACCCGGCGATATGGTGATCATGCAGCTTCAGGCTGATAAGTGGAATCACGCGGGAATTCTGCTGGAGGGTAATATGCTGCTGCATCACCTGTACGGACATCTGAGTCAGCGCGTGCCGTATGGCGGCTACTGGCAGGAAAGGACGATGAAGGTTCTACGATATAAGGACCTGTGCTAACCTTCCGTTTGATTTTTGAAGGGAGGGATTATGAAAAAGTTATTATGTCTGTTTATTACTACGTTTTTATTATCTGCTTGTCATGATTTGCCTGATGCTCCATTTGGATTCGAATGGGGGCAATCAGTTAAAGATACATTGGCACAAAATATAGAAGGTTTAAAGGTGGAAGGTGACGAAAAGAAAGTTGTTTTTGCAGCTTCCGACTCCGCGCCTATTCCTTCAACCTATGCAGGTCGCTATAACTTAATGTTTATCGCTGGTAGAGGCCTAACTCACATAACATTTTCAGTTAACGTCGATAAAGATTCAACATCATTCATTGAGGGCGCTAAGGTATATAAAGATATTAGTAATATTCTCGATCGAAAATATGGCGCTCCAGTTCTTGTAAAGGAAAGCGTTAGCGATGAAAAACACGGCTTTTATAATTGCCTGAAAAATACCACTTGTGGAGAATGGCATCGTGATTATGATTTTAATGGTATGAAAGTCAAGCTGTCTGCTCGCCCTGTGCCATACAATGCAGATGCTGGTGATCCAAATGGTATTATAAGCGTCAAATATGAATATTATACTGACGCGATGAAAAGAGCCGACGCTAAAAAATTTGGCGCAGATAATTACTCCAATGGGTTTTAAACCTTAACAGCCGAAGATAATTTTAGGAGATGGCATGCAAGAGGTAATGACGCGAATTGAGCTAAGTGGCGAGCTGGGTAAAATTTTTGGAAAGATCCACCACCGCCTTATCAATAAAGTATCTGAAGCTGGAACGGCCCTCGCTAAAACTATTCCGGGCTTTGAAAGTTATATGATTAGTAGTAAAAGTCGTGGTCTAACCTTTGCCGTTTTCAAAGGGAAGAAAAACATAGGAGTAGATGACCTTGGCTTCCCCGTTACAGGTGAAGTGATCAGAATTGTACCTGTAATCATTGGGGGGAAAAAAGCTGGTGTGCTGCAAACAGTTTTAGGTGCTGTGTTGGTGGCCGCTGGTGCTGTGCTTAGCTTCACTCCATGGGCTGCAGCCTCACCATTTTTATATAAATTTGGTGCTGCAATGATGCTAGGCGGAGTTGTACAGATGCTTTCTCCTCAGCCATCAGGCATAGCCAGCAAACAAAGTGCAGATAACCGTGCTTCCTACGCATTCGGTGGTGTAACAAACACCGCTGCGCAAGGCTACCCGGTACCGCTCCTGTATGGCCGCCGGCGGATAGGCGGAGCGATTATTTCTGCCGGAATTTATGTTGAAGATCAGCAGTAGATAACTAACCTTTTTTCTGGCCACCATCGGGTGGCTTTTTTTATGGGCGCAATATGGCTACAGATAAAGTGTTAAAGGGCCGCAAGGGCGGCAGCTCCAGTTCACGAACCCCTACCGAACAGCCTGATGATCTGCAATCTGTAGCGAAGGCAAAAATCCTCATTGCGCTTGGGGAAGGGGAATTTGCAGGGCAGCTAACCGGCAAAGATATCTACCTGGACGGAACGGCGCTGGAGAATGCCGACGGCTCCCAAAACTTCAGCGGCGTGACGTGGGAGTTTCGCGCGGGAACGCAGGCGCAAAAGTATATTCAGGGTATTCCCGGTACCGAAAACGAAATCAGCGTGGGAAGTGAGGTATCAAGCGCTACAGCCTGGACGCGCACGTTTACCAATACGCAGCTTTCAGCAGTTCGCCTGCGTCTGAAATGGCCCTCGCTTTTCAAACAGGAGGACGACGGTGATCTGGTCGGTTACTCGGTTAATTACGCGATTGACCTGCAGACGGACGGCGGCACATGGCAGACGGTACTCAATACCAGCGTGACCGGCAAAACGACGTCTGGTTATGAGCGCAGCCACCGTATTGATTTACCGCAGGCTGGCAGCACCTGGACAATACGCCTGCGTAAGATTACCTCTGACGCCAACAGCGCGAAGATCGGCGACACGATGACGCTGCAGAGCTTCACTGAGGTGATTGACGCCAAGTTACGCTATCCAAACACAGCGCTGCTTTACATCGAATTCGATTCCAGCCAGTTTAACGGCTCTATCCCGCAGATCTCCTGCGAGCCCCGCGGACGTGTTATCCGCGTTCCAGATACCTACGACCCTGAAACCCGCACTTATAGCGGTACATGGACCGGTGCGTTTAAATGGGCATGGACGGATAACCCTGCGTGGATTTTTTACGATCTGGTTGTTTCTGACCGGTTCGGCCTCGGGCACCGTTTGACCGCTGCGAATATTGATAAATGGACGCTTTATCAGGTTGCCCAGTATTGTGATCAGATGGTACCAGACGGCAAAGGTGGCAACGGAACCGAACCACGTTATACCTGCAACGTGTACATTCAGGACCGGAACGATGCCTACACAGTCCTGCGTGATTTTGCTGCTATCTTTCGTGGCATGACCTACTGGGGCGGGGATCAGATTGTGGCCCTGGCTGACATGCCGCGCGATGTTGATTACAGCTACACGCGCGCTAACGTTGTTGGCGGTCGCTTCACCTATTCGAGCAGCACCACGAAAAGCCGCTACACCACAGCACTGGTGTCATGGTCAGATCCTGGCAACGCCTATGCTGACGCGATGGAGCCGGTATTTGAGCAGGCGCTGGTAGCTCGGTACGGCTTCAATCAGCTGGAAATGACAGCCATCGGCTGCACCAGACAGTCAGAAGCGAACCGAAAGGGACGCTGGGGTATTCTCACCAACAACAAGGATCGCGTTGTTTCGTTTGATGTCGGGCTGGACGGAAACATTCCGCAGCCGGGCTACATCATCGCCGTGGCAGACGAGTTGCTTTCCGGAAAGGTGATGGGCGGACGCATCAGCGCCGTTAACGGTCGCGTTATCAAACTTGACCGCGTGGCAGATGCAGAAGCAGGTGATCGCCTTATTCTCAACCTACCATCCGGAGCGTCGCAGAGCAGGACTATTCAGGCTGTAAACGGGGAATCTGTCACAGTCACCACGGCATACAGTGAGACGCCAGAGGCCGAAGCTGTTTGGGTGGTTGAATCGGACGAGCTCTATGCGCAGCAGTATCGAGTTGTCAGCGTTTCCGATAACGATGATGGCACTTTCTCGATTACCGGCGCATGGCACGACCCGGATAAATATGCCCGTATTGATACCGGAGCCATCATTGACCAGCGGCCGGTGAGCGTGATCCCGCCGGGCAACCAGTCCCCGCCTGCGAACATCGTGATCAGCTCGTTTTCAGTGGTTCAGCAAAATATCAGCGTCGAAACGATGCGCGTGAGCTGGGACCAGGCGCAGAACGCTATCGCCTATGAAGCGCAATGGCGTCGTAACGACGGGAACTGGGTTAACGTACCGCGCAGCTCCACCACGTCGTTCGACGTCCCGGGAATTTATGCCGGGCGCTACCTGGTGCGCGTGCGTGCAATCAATGCCGCAGAAATATCATCCGGATGGGGCTATTCAGAAGAGAAAACGCTGACGGGTAAAGTGGGCAATCCACCGAAGCCGGTTGGCTTCATCGCTTCTGAAAACGTTGTATTCGGTATCGAGCTGAACTGGGGATTCCCTGCGAATACCGACGACACGCTGAAGACCGAAATCCAGTACAGCCTGACCGGTACCGAAGACGATGCGATGCTGCTGGCCGATGTGCCTTACCCACAGCGCAAATATCAGCAGATGGGCCTTAAGGCTGGACAGATTTTCTGGTACCGCGCGCAGCTGGTGGACCGCAGCGGCAATGAATCAGGATACACCGACTGGGTGCGCGGACAGGCGAGCATCGATGTTTCCGATATCACCGATGTGATCCTGGAGGAGATTAAAGATTCTGAGGTATTTAAGGATCTGATTGAGAGTGCTGTAGACGGTAGCGAGAAACTGGCCGAACTTTCTGATGCGATTAAGGAGAATGCTGATGGTCTGGCTGCAGCAGTAGGTTCGAATAAGCAGACAGCAGAAGCAATAATTGGCAACGCCCTGGCTATTGCTGATGTTGTTGTGCGCCAGACTGCGCAGCAGGGGGCTAATTCTGCGACATTCGAAGAGCTCCGGGAGGTGATCGCCACTGAGACGGAAGCACGCGTCACGGATGTTACTCGTCTTGAGGCACAAACTGCGCAGAATGAAGCGGGTATTACTGAAGTTCGCCAGGCGTTAGCAACGGAAACTGAAGCTCGCGCTTCCGCGGTAAGCCAGTTGACGGCTGCCACTCAGGCCGCATCTGACAAAGCTGATTCAGCAGCGGCTGTAGGTGCTCAGAATACAGCATCAATCACTGAACTTAGCCAGGTTGTCACGGACCTTGATTCCTCAATGGCATCGCGTCTTGAAGAACTGGGAGCACAAACTGATAAGGCCAGTGGAAGTATTCAGAACAATGCTATTGCGCTGATCACGAGTACGCTCGCTCAGGTTAACCAGCGTAACCTTCTGAGCGTGCAATATGGTGATAACAAAGCCGGTATTGAGCGAGTTGACAATGTTATGGCAGATGCAAGTAAAGCTGTCGCTGAGTCGCTGCGCACACTGGATTCCAGTACTGGTGGAAACACCGCGAATGTCACTGACTTGTCAAAGACGCTCGCTGACTTCACTCAGGCGTCTGCTACGCAAATCAACTCGCTGAAGGTCACGGTTAACGGTCAGTCTGCGGCTATTATCCAGAACAGCCAGGTATCAGCGGACATCAATAACAACCTGAATGCGATGTACAGCATCAAGGTCGCTGTTGATTCTAATGGTAATCAGTATGCAGCAGGGATGGGGATTGGTGTTCAGAATACGCCATCTGGAATGCAGACGCAGGTTCTCTTCCTCGCTGATCGCTTCGCGGTAATGACCCAGGCAGGCGGCGCCGTGACTCTGCCGTTTGTTATCCAGAACGGACAAGCCATCATCCGGGACACAGTAATTGGTGACGGGACGATCGGTAACGCCAAAATCGGCAGCTATATTCAGTCTTCAACCTGGGACGGCACAGGGAACGTTGGCTGGCACATAAACAAGTCGGGATATGCCACATTCAACAACGTGACGGTTCGTGGCTCCATTTATGCAACCAACGGTAATTTTTCATTTAACGGGTCCGGTAATACCACAGTCATTAATGGCAACGGCGTCACCATCAATATTCCGGGTGGTGGCCGGATCGTACTTGGGACATGGTGATAATATGCCGACAGGGTTATTGATAGAACTGAACGACGGCGGGAAACGTATGGAGATAACGGCGGGGCTAAGATGCCCGTCGTTTGGAGCAAGTTTTGACAGTGGATATCAGAAAGCCAAGTACGCGGATATTTCCGGTTATGTATCCGGTTCGCAGGTGCTGTTTATTCCACATGCGACGGCTTATCTTGATTCAGGGCTTCTTCATAAAATGAACTCGGTCACCATATCGGGAGCGCGAGTCACGCAGAACTCAACGATGAAAGACAACAGTATCAGCGAACGAGAAAGCACGTACACGTTTCCCGGAAGCCTCTGGCAGATATTTCCGACGGGCCAGCGTAGTGGTGTGGGCTTGCTCATAAGCGACAGCACAGATTTCACATCTATAACTAACGCTACTCAGTCAGGCCAGTGTATCTGGAAAGGTACTGTGAATGTTCCAACCGGGGGCTGGGCGGTTCCGACGATAGCAGGTTATGACAAGTCGAAATATATCGTTTTCGGACGCTGTAATAGCGGTAATACGATTGACTTCGACGGCAACACAGTCAGATTCTTCAGTCCTCCGTCAACTAATGATGACGCTCCCACAACAGGCACGATAGACATCGTTATCTTCGCCAGTGGCGTAGCGCCGCAGCCTGGCACTGGCCTCAATATTTTTAACGCTGCAGGGGCTTGTACGTTTTCAACTACAAAGCGACCTTTCGTATACCTCAATCAACTCTGGTCACCTTCTACAAGCACCGTGAGCATCGGCAGCGGCTATGTACCGCTGGGCAGATTTGGTTTGATGATTCATATGGTTAATGGCATGTACGTGTATCGGATGTTCGGAATAAAGATACAGAACGGCAGCGCTTCAGTTCAGGGCGGGAAATACCTTGGACGCGAGCAGTATGCCATATTCGGTAATAACACCATTACTCCGCTCAGCCTTCCTGTCTTGCCTGATATGTACGTCTGAATTCAGTGTCTATTCAAATCAACCTCGCTCCGGCGGGGTTTTTTATTGTCTGGAGAAAATATGATTTATAACACCGGCACAATCGCCATAAACGGAAATAGCCTTACAGGTACGGGAACAAACTTCACCGCTGCTGGCTCACTCATTCGTAACGGCTGCACTGTTATTGCCTTGACAAGCCCAGCGCAGGTTTTCCAGATCACCGCGATTGGAAGCGCAACTTCTCTTACCTTGACACCTGCGGCAAGCCCAGCAATTCCTGCTGGAACGAAGTATTCGATTTTACTGAGCGATAGCCTGAGTGTGGATGGCCTGGCGCAGGACATTGCTGAAACCTTCACGATGTACCAGCGCTACATGAGCGGCTTTGCTGATGTGATGAACGGTACGACAGACGTCACCATAACGATTAACGGCACACCAGTCACCGTACCGGGGCAGAAATCACTGGCGAAGAAAGGGGCAAACAGAGACATCACCAGTCTTTCCGGGCTTACTACCGCGCTAAGCATTTCCCAGGGTGGAACCGGTGATAAGACAGCAGCAGGTGCTCGTACAAACCTTGGTTTAGGAAGTGCCGCCACCAAGGATGTAGGCCCCAATACTGGGAATGTTTTAGGTGTGGGCTATTTCGGTTTCGGAACTCCAACTATTAACGTCTTAGGAAATACCGAATCAGGATTTTATGGCATTGACGGTTCAGGTACTGCCTGGGCCCCGCAAGCTGGATCAGGTATTGTATGCGGGTATGACCCAACGCGCCGGCAGCAAATATTTACAGGAGCATCCGGGAATCTTTTTGTCCGGAACCTTGGCGCATCTGCTATGAATACATCTTCGTCCACCATTCCATGGACACAGATGCAGTCTGTTGGAACATCAGATATTAATTTTAAGCACGTCAACGGCGATCTCGATGTTGCTGATTCTCTTGAAAACATCTGTCAAATGGAGTTTAAGCGATTCTACTACCTTGATGATGATGAGCAGACAGAGCGCCGTGGAGTAATTGCTCAGCAGATCGAACAAATCGACAAGCAATATGTTCACTCTGCTGAGGGCGTAGGGAAAATGACGCTTGACCTTAACCCACTGATGATGGATGCCCTGGCAGCAATAAAGGCACTTAACGCAAAGGTAGTAGAGCTTAGTAAACAGGTTGATGAGCTAAAACAGGTGGGATCTTGATATACCTGAAGACAGCATACTGAAACGACTTTGCTGAGAAAACCGCCGCCCGTCGGTTGCAAGAATGGGCGGCGGCTGGTTGTTCAGTGTTCATGCCCTAGTTAAATCCGGGGTAATAATCTGAGTGTATTTTAAAGTCCAACCTGACGAACGGTCGGAAACTCAGAAACCAGCCATATTTCGGATTCTTCAAACATTTCCTCCAGCATGCGGTTCAGCTTTTCCCGATCACTTTTGCTGGCGTCACTGTTTAAAGCGTTCGTCTGCATCGGCTTCACCTTCACTTCGGCATCAGGGAAAATCTGGTGCACTCGCTTCGTTAGTTCAGCCAGGATGATTTCTCTGGCCCCTTCGAGCCCTTCAACATTTCGCTTGTCATAAACCAGTTCTACGAACAT